CTAATCCTGTGCCGTTGAGTTGATTTTGTTTTGTAGCTAAAGCATCAGCAAGGTCTACAACCTCTGTCATATCTACAAAACTGTTGTACCACTTGCCAGTAGATGCATTATACATCATTACATGTCCTGATTGAAGACCTGTAAATGTAGTATCCATGATATGGGACATATAAGTAGAATGAGGATTTCCTGTTAATAAAGAATGAGCATATCCAGCCTGATAATTAGTTTTCTCTGTAAGAGTTATATGTAGGAAATTATTATCTCCATTTAAAGCTCTTAATTGAGAGTGTCTAATTCTATTTGGGTTATTAAGATATGCTGCATATCCATCACCTAATTGATAAGTGATATTTACAATCCCAACATGTGTTGTTCTAACAAGAATTCTAGCACCCATTCTATCTGTAGGGCTTACATCAAAAATAGGTTGTGTAGAATCAAATTTTATATAACCGTTAGCAGTATTGTTTATGTCAGAACTCCAAGAAGTAAATAAGTTAGTTTCTACACCATTAGTAGCTCTTTTAAAGTATTGTACTCCTATTTGAGTAATACCTACAGCAATATCTACATTTCCATAAAATGCAAATGACCATAAACCACCAGGAAAGTCCTCTACATCAACTCCTGTTGGATAAAGGTAAGTAGCTACCAATTTATCTCCATCAGTAACTTGTACTGCTGTAGAAACATTAGTAGTAGTTGAGTCTGCATTATAACTAAGAGTATAATATCCTCCTATATCAGAAGGAATACTTGAGAAATACAAGTTATTAGCAAAACCTCCTACAGGTGGTTCCATCAATTGGAATGTATTATCATCTCTTAAAAATCTACCCTCAGTTGTTTCTACAAAAGCAAGAGCATTCTGTTTAGCATTCCAAGTTGAAATATATGTAGGAGTAAGAAATTTTCTATCAACTGTTTCAAGAACTCTATCTGCACCAAGACTTCCTTGAATAAAACTAAAGTCAATTAATCCATTAGTAAATTCTCCAAGAGCATTGCTATAATAAAGTAATTGTTTATCTGCTCTTGCAATAAGAGTTACATCTGATAAATCATTTAAACTTCCTACAGTACCGGCCTCTGGATCTACTACAGAATAACCATTCTCTAATGCATAAATACTTACTGCATTATTAGGAATACCTGCATAAGCTACTTTAGGAATTAAAATAGCTCCCATTGACAAGATACCATTTCCAGTAAGATGTCCTACATCAACTAGATCACCTGACACATTGGCAGTTCCATCAAAAGATTTACCCCATAATGTTCTAGGAGTAAATAATTTAGTTGCTGACAATACATTTTTTAAACTATCAGCTGTATTATCAACATTAGATAATCCTACATCTGATTTAGTAAGAGTGACGGCTCCAATTCTCCCATTAACAGAAGTTACTGCATCAGTATTATCTACTTTTGCCCATCCTGCAGCTCCATTAGAAATTAACCAGTCTCCTACTTTAAGTTCTATTCCAGAAACTGTTATATCTGCTTGTGCTATAAAATAGTATCCAGAATAATCTGTAGCTGATAGAGTATTAATATTTAATCCATTAAGAGCAGCTACTGGAGATGTTATAAGTCCATTGACATCGAAAGTGCCTCCCCATTTTACTTGACCTAAAATAGAGTCTGGTATAAATGCATAATCAATTTTTCCTGTAAGATTTAAACCTACATATCCACCTGGTTGATTTTTATTAGCTGCATCTTCTTTAGCATTCCAAAATGCTATTTGAGAATCACTTACAAATCTGGTTGTATTAGTAGTAGTTATCCTAGATGAATCCAGATTACCTGAAATCATATTGAATAGTAATGGTCCATTTACATAAGCAGAGTTAATAAGATTATAATAAAGTATATCATTTTGATTTGGAAGTACATTAATTACATCTAATAAATCATTAAGTACTGTAACAGCAGTTCCTCCACCAGGCTCTTCTAAACTATATCCATTTTCTAACGCAAATAACCCAACCTCATTGTTTAGTAAATCTACCGGTAGTTCTTTTGGAATTGATAAAGATTTAGATCTTAATACTCTAGCTTTCCAATCTACAGTAAATAAATTAGAATTAGCATCATGCCAGTATTTGCTAGCGTCTATTCCACCAAGTTTCTCAGAGTCAGCTGCTAAATTTACTTTTACATTTTTAATTGTATTTTCATCATAATTCCATTTAGCATTCCATTCAGCTATTTGAGTAATAGTTACAAACCTCCTTAAGTCATTAGTAGCTACTAAATCAGCACTTAAAGAATCCCCAAACATGTTAAAACTCAATGTTTTATTTATCCATTTTTGAGTAGCAAATACATATAAAAGAGCTTGATTTTCTAGAGGAGTATCTATTAATACATCTTCTAAACCAATAAGAGTTCCAGAACTTCCTTGTGGATCTACTAATGTGTAGCCATTCTCTGTAGCATAAATTGCAACCTCATTGTTTTCTAATGCTATAGGTTCATCTTTAGGAATTAGTAATACATTTGATTTTAATCTATCCGCAGTTAAATCTAAAGGGGTTCCATTATCAAGACCGAATTTTGGATGATATTTTGATAATGCTTCAGTCTTTGTAAGGTAATTCGACATATTTAAATTACCTAAGAGAGTATCTACTTCTCCTTTATTATAAATAGATTCATTAGAGAATATACCATTACGATACATAATAGTTTGTCCATTCAACCAAGTAAGAGCACTTATATCAGATAAGTCTGCAAATTCTGAAATTGAAGTTTCCGGATCAACTATCGAATATCCATTTTCTTTAGCAAATATAGCTACTCCAGCATCAGGAGGAATAAATTCTCCTGTTGGAATAAACAATACTTTACTATATAATCTTCTAGCTCTAAAATCAATCAAATCACTACCCCCATAAGGATGATAATTTGTTGATAATCCTAAAAATAAAGTATCTACTTGATCCTTAGTGTATGCTGGTTTATTAACGAAGTTAAGACCTTCTTTAAATAAACTATCTCCATTAGCTTGATTGGCTAATAATACATCGTCTAAATCATCTAAAATTGATACACCCCCAGCACCTGGGTCTTCAAGAGTGTAACCATTTTCCAGAGCGTATATACCTACTTCATTATTTGCAATAGTAGGAACTGTCTTTGGTAAAAGTAAATTTACTGATTTGAGAGTTTTAGCTGTTAAATCAAGATTAATATTACCTTTATATGGATGAAATGTTCCTGAAATAGATAATATTGTATTTTTATATTTTTGAGTAGCTTTATCCCATATGATAGCAGCTCCATCTTCCGGATCTGCTGTAAGAGCTTCATCAAGCTCTCTCATTTTTAATTGTACATTAGCTACTCCATTTTGATCCATTACTAAAGTAGAACCTAATTTAATACCTCCGAAAGAGGTAGAAGTAGCTGCTGGTATATATTTAGGTAAGATTACTCCAAAAGCATCAGCTCCTGGTAATTTAATAGTCTCTAGTTCAGGTAATAAAGAGTCGTCTATTTTATTACTAATAGAAGTCTCTAAACTATTTAAGGTTTCTTGTAGGTTATTAACATCTTCAATATAAATTTCAGGTAAGGAATCTCCAAATCCATAAATAGCCCAGAGAGCTGGAGCTGAAAATACACTCCAAATATTATTAGATTTGACTCTCATACATACCCATTCATACTTTGCTACAGCTGTTACTCCTAAAGGTCTATTACTCCAAGTTTCTGGAATAGCATCTCCTGTTGATTCAGGTGTAATAGGGGCTATTGAATCAGCAGTTCTTTTAAAAATAAATTGAGGAGTATCTCCTGATACACCATCATCCCCTTTAGGTCCATGACTTAAAGATTCTAACCACTCCTCTTCAGTACCTTCAAACCCGTTATTTAAAGCAATTTGATATGCTGAATCTCCCTGAGGCCCTTTTATCATAGGGATGGTTTGCCAAACTAAGTCTGACTTTACTTTAATAGCTATTAGACAAATATGCATGGTATGTTATATTAGCTTGTTAGTTCTGTAGCAATAATAGCCACTCTTCTTCTGTTCCTGTAAAACCATTAATTTGAGCCACTTGATAAGCAGACAAACCTTGATCTCCTTTATCTCCTTTAAGACTATCCAGGAAGTCTTGTACAGTTCCGGAATTTCCTGCATCTAACCAAAGTTGGTATAGAGAATTTTGTTGTACTTTTTGATCAACATATTCTTTTAATGCATCTAAAGCATCTGTTACAGCTTTTTGACTTATTGCATTTACAGGATCTGTTCCTAATGAATTTTTAATTTCCAGTATTGTACCAGGAGCTTCATCCGGATCTACCCAGACTAATACATCTTCATCTGCAGGTTCTGCATTTTGCATTACTACACCTGATGGACCAGTATCTCCTTTGGTACCTACAAGAGGTTGCCAAGTTCCTGAGTTATCTCCTTTATCAATCCATACTAAAAATTGCACTCCTTGCTCAATAGAGGTTGGAAGTTTTAACCATAATACATTAGTTGTATTTTGTGGTGGGGGAACTGAGTCTACCCAAACTTCTCCAAGGCCTGATATATATCTATATAATCCCATTATTTAGTAGTTGTTTTAGGTTTACTTTGAATTGCCTTTAATTTAAGGGCACTTTCAGTAGCTAATTTCTCCCGATCAAATGCAAGCCTTTCATTAAATTGTCTAATATTTTCCATAAGTTTAGCTTTTTCTGAAGGATCAATTTCTTCAATACCATCTTCTTGAGTTTCACTGGTTCCTTTAATATTAGCAATTAATAATTTGGTTTCATTATCTCTTATATTTCTAGCATCCTCTGCAGCCATTTTTTCATATTCAAATTCAAGTTTAGCTTGCTCTATTTGTTGTTTAGCTTGAAGTTCTGCTTGTTGATTTTGAGCATTTCTTTCTTGAATAAGTTGTTCATCTTTTTCAATAATTCTTTGAATCTCAGCCATAGAAGGTGTGGTAAGTACTTTAAGAATTGAAGAGAATTGCATATTACCACTTTGAATAGCAGCGTGTGCAATTTCTTTTAATGTTCCTTCAAGATTTGAAGTTTCTGGTGAACCATCTACTACAATGCCATAATCTGCTTCTGCAAATTCATCACCATCTATATCAACAATTTCTGAAGTACTATCTGATAAAATATATTGGAATTTCTTTGAACCTCCTTTTAAAGCTACTTTAGATGTTTCTAAGAGACATTCTAAAGCTCTCTTTTTTACGTCATCATGCACTGCAAATAAAGATCTTGTAATATGTGATGATTGAAGATTAGATCTTTCTACACCACCTACAGTTTCTCTATTAGAAATTTGACCTTCCCTTTGTTTTGATATACCTATGGCTTCAGACATTTCCATCTTGATAAGCTCAAGTAAATTGACGTGTTGTTGAATATAATTACCGGTTTCTGCATCAATGGCACCTGAGGATTGATTATTCATCATACCAGCAAGTTTACCAGTAGCTTGTCCTTTATTACCTTCTTTAAATGAGTCTGTTACAGCTATATGATTTATTTTAGCATAATGAAGCCACTTTTCAATGGTCCAACCTTTTGGTACAAGTGCTAAATCTAACTTAAGAATTTTACCCCAGTTAGCAGCAATAGCTTTATTCAACCTATCATGAAGTACATCATATAAATAAGCAAATGGCTTCATATGATCTACAAGAGAGAATGGCTTAGAATCATTTAAATTATACATAGATCCTACAAAACCAAAATGACATCTTGATGGATTAGATAGTCTGTTATACTGTACTAATCTCGGACGCATGTTAACATATACTTTTTGTCCTACCTTTGTACCTTCCCAAGCCTCATTCACCCAAAAGATTTGTTCTTCTTCACCAGCTTCTTCATTAATTCTATAATTTTCACCATAAAATTCATAATTAGCTTCACCTGTTTCAGGATCATAAAATTTAACTTTCTTAATTTTACGACGACTTTTCCAATAAACTCTTAATACTCTAATATTACCATTATTGTCAAAATAATTAGTACCAATGCCTGAAGTAGATTGTCCAAATAAAACAAAGTTATCAATCACTGCTCCAGCACCATTTTCAGAGGTATCTACATCAGCCATATTAATAAAACCATCTGTTTCACTTATATTATACATTTCAGTTTGTTCTGTAGTAGGGAGATTTTCAATATACTCCATGTCCTTTTTTGTAAGGACATCATAAAATGTATCAATAATTTTACCTGGAGACCAATAGTCTATATAGATTAACATATCTGCATCTTCAATCCTTGTTGAATACCCATTTCTAAATACATGGAGTTTCATAGGATTAACTCTTTCAAATGTAGGCTCCCCGCCTACTATATCACATTGATAAATTTCCTCTCCAACAATAAGAGCATCCATAAAACCTAAATTAAACTTAAGATTTACAGATAGTTCTTTTATATAATGATTTAATAAATAATTTGCACGCTGTTCTCTAAGATCTTGCCATTCATAATTATAATGGTATTGGATTCGATCAATCTCTTTTTGCATCTCCTCTTCAGAAAGATTTTGATCTTCAACAAGTTGTTGTAAGTGTTGAAAGATAGCCTCCTTTTTATTCCTCTCTATCTCTGAGACAGCAGTAGGATTAGTTACAATAGCTCGGAAGTTATAGCGTCTTTCAAGTTCTTCACCTTGTAAAACTTTTAATTTTGAGTTAATTATAGGATAGTGTTGAATTTTGCTTGGTACATAACTGGCTTGAACTTGTTCTGGATTTAATACAAGAGCAACATCTTCCATATCAAGAATACCATTTACTAAATTATAATTAACCCTCTTACGAAGGATTGACTTTCTTACTGTATTATCATAAAAGAATGTACGCTTGTCAGCCCATTCTAAATGACTTAATCTCCACTCTTTAGTTTTTTTACTAAATGGGAGTTGTTGAGGAGGAAGGTTTTTAAATGTTAACATATTAATGCAATTTTATTTATTCGCAAAAATAATAAATAATTACTATAAAGTAATCATTATTATTAAGATTGTAATACTTGTTTACTCATTCTGTTATGATATGAGTCTGGTCTTTCTGAAATATAATTGTTTTTAAAGAAGTCGTCATCACCTAAATAATCCGCATCTCTTTCAGCAGCTGCCTCAGAGGGACTTTGTACTCCAAGTAGTCTGAGTTTATCTTCTCTTAATAACATTAACATTCCTAAAGCGTCATGCCGGTCAAAGTTTCCATCAGGATTCCATAAAGAAAGTTCTCTTAATAAAGCTTTAAATGGTATAAAAGTAAGGTTTTTAACTACTATTTCTACATCATCTCCTTCTTCATCTACAGTCCAAGTACTGACTGGTTTTAATAACCAATCACGGATACTCCTTCTAGCATAAGCATTAATAGGATCAGTAGCATTAATACCTTTAGCTTTATTTCCATATAATTGTCCTTTAACCATATCTTTATCTCTAAGGAACTCTAATGTATCAGATAATAAATATAATGCATTATGTTGACTGAAGTATTTAAATAATCCTTTCTTATTATTCTCATAATTACATTCAGCATTATAGAATAATAAAGCTCTTCTACAATTTTCATAGAAATCATCTGCGAATGTTGGACGACCTACATATTCAAATACAAGCTTATCTGTCCATAAATCCAGTATATATAAGGCACCTAATGATAAAGTATTAGATGCATCATCGTCATATGGGTCAATACCGGCAATATATCTACCCCATGGTATTCTTCCATTTGAATCAGTTTGTGGCATATCACTTATACATATAGAACCTTCTAATTTATTATCTTTATGAGGGAAATCTTTGATTAAATCTGAAATTCCATCTGGAGAAAATGTGATCTCTCCATTAGTAGCTTGTAATTTTCCAACCCACATGTTATCCCAGTGACTAGTATTAGAATCTATGTTATTAATAACATCAACAAGATCTGCTACTGGATATAAAGTACTATCTCTTCTCATAATAGCTTCTTGTAGAGTAATCGGCATTTCAGCCTTTCTTCTAGTGATAGCCATTGGGTCCGAAGAGTTATATTTAATAATACTTCTCGCTTTAATTTCTGATACTAAAGCTCCTACTACATCAGATACTCCATCTTTATTATAGAATCCTTTTCTATTTAAGTAAGCACCTAAGAATAGAATAGTTGTACTTTTACCTCTAGTATTCTTATCAAATACATTAGGCAATCCATATACATGATAACCTCGTGGGTTATAGAGTAACTCTAAGGCTCCTGAAAAGTCTGAACCCTCTGTTCCACCGGTACCAATAGCTAGTCTTCTACCAAAAGAATAATCTCCCTCTCTTACGTTATATTCAGATGTAACCCAGGTCTCAAGGAATTTAGGGAATGATCCAAACTCTTCATAAATAACTTCATGAGATCGTTTACCACGGACTTTATCTGGATTATCTCTAGCTGATAAACCAAGAATTTCATTTAGAGTCCCTTTCTCAATACCTGATATTGCATCTACATAACCCATTTTCCAACTCATTTCACCTGGACTATTCTTAATCCTGGCTGATGGAAATTGTGTATTTTCTGCTAAGAAGTCAATCATATTTATGAACTTATTTAAAATACCATCTTTATTAAGGTATTCCTTTTCATAAGCCACTACTAAACCTTTAACTTTTTTTCTAACTTTTTTAGACGCACCTATAGTAAAGATTCTTGCTAATACAGAGGCCATATAGTATGATTTACCAACACCACGTCGTGCAATAGTTACAGCATCTTCTCCACCTTTAAAGTCATTATAAATTCCTCCTTTCTTAGCTTGTTCCATATAATGTGCCCAAAAGTAAGTAGCTTCCCATACTTCAGGAAAGTCTTCCACACGATCGGCTTGTGAAGTATTACCAATAATTTCTGATAATAAGATTGGTGTATAATTCCAATAGAAATATAACTCACCTGGAATCCACTCTCCATCAGATTCTCTTACATATCCTTCCCAACATCTATTTAATTCTTGTTGTAAGAACCTACCATATTCACTATTAGGATTTCCATTAGGCCTAAGATTAGTATACATACCATGCTTCTTAAAGAAATTACCGGCAGGTCTGAAGTAATCCATATCTTCAAGTAAGTGTGGCTTACAGATATCAACTATAATCCTACCTTTAGAATCTCTTTCAAGGTCTTTAGCACGAGGTCTCTCTTTAGCTATACAGCGTTTAATAAATTCTACATTATTGATATAGTCATAAAAAGAGTCTTGCTCCTCTTTGGTAAGAGAAGCAATTAACTCATCAGTTATAGGAGTTTGAAATTCATTTAATTCCATAATTATTCTTCATCTGTTATAAATGTGTCAAATCCATCTTCAAGAACTTTTTTGGCTTTATTAGCTCTCATCTTTCCAGCCTCTTCAATTTCTTGGATAATTAATCTTTCTGCTGCAGCAATCTCTTTAATAAGTTTTGGAATATCTTTAGCAGCTGATATCACTGAGTTTATTGTATACTTAGGCCTTCCTTTATCATCTGTTGCTCCTAAATCCATAGTTTCAAAAAACTTTTTGGTCTTATCAATAGCTGATCTTAACCCTTTAAGCAATTCTGAATATGTAGTTCTAGTAAGTATTTGATAAACTTCAATTGCAACTTTAACAAGTTCATCTGGTTTCCAATCTTTTGGAAGTCCTTCTTGCTTGATAATTAAAGCACTTCTTTCAGCATCTTCTACTATATAACTATAATCACTCCTTGGATCATACATAAAGTAGATGTATGCTAATTCAAGCATAGCTATTTCTTTTGTTGGAGTTTTATCTCTCTCTACAATATCCCGGAAAGCCTTTATTGCAAATGCTTCAGGAGATATATCAAGTTTATAACCTTCATATATAAATAGTTTCATATTAATTAAGTATTAACTTTGATTTCATTGGTACAGTTGCTAGTCCTGATAGGTTAACTTCTATTTCAATCTCTTCAAAATCTCTTACGATAAATTCAACATCTCCCTCATCAATAAATAGCATTTCCTGACTTTCTATCTTTATCATAGGTACTTCATAAGATAGAATAGCATTATAGTTCTCATCCATATCTGCAGCAGTAGAATTCTTATGGTATTTTGTTTTTCCATATCTACTTAAGTTAAGAGATACTTTATCTCCTGGTTTCACAAATCTTACAGATGTTCCTATTTCAACTATAGTCTGTATATCTTTTAGACTTCCTGCTTTTTTAGGATCAATAAGACCATTAGCGTCTACTGAATCTGCTTCATTATATCTATCTGATGTAGTAATGATTCTTGTGAATAGAGGTGATACTCCTTTAATTATTAGTTTCTTTGTTTTCATTCTTCTTATTTATATTTTCTTTTTTTATTCTTGTATGTACTACTCTATTCCAATTAGAATAGAATTTACCTAGGAAAGGTACATTAATACTTACACGATATTTTTCTAAATCTTCGGGAGTCTTCAACTCCTCAAAAGGTATGTTTGCAAATACCTCTCTACTAAACTGGAAGAAGCTTCTGTAAGCAACTAATACAACCTCTTTTGGTATATTTAATTCCTTAGAAACTTCTCCAGCTATTTTGTCAAGATTCTTATTAAGCATCTTTAATCAAATTCAAATAAAAAGACCAGCTTATAACTAGTAGCATCACCCTTTAAATTAGGAATGTACTTCTTGTCGATCCTGTTATTAACAATTATCCCAGCCTTTTTAAGCTTTGTAACTATCACATGAAAGTGTGTAGCTGATAAGTTTAACTCTTCTCTTATTTGTTTTCTGATCTCAGTACCTAATAAAGTTTGGTCAAGTAGATTACTATCAATAATACTCTTTGATAGTTCTAATCTTTTCTGTAGAAAAGCAGCTAAAACCTCTATTTCTTTAGAGGTGAGCTTATGCATTGGTCTCATAAGCTCTAACCATATTCTAAAGAAGTTCTTCCGCTTGTCTCTTAAATTAGTAGGAACCCTAGCTATATTTAAGTTACCATTGTCAGAAAGTTTCATGATTTACTCTTGTTTAGCAGGTTCAGCTGCCGGCTCTGGTTTAGTTTCTACAGGTTGCAATGCTTCTTGCACAAGCTCAATCATTTGATTTACAAATGCTTCATGGAACTTATCTGAATGTTCCAGTACTTTAAAAGCAAATCCAAGTACTTGAATCCTCTCACCTCTTGCAAGTTCTTGCATTTGATTTTGCATTTGTTGCATTCTTTGAGCATACATTTGAGTTTGTTGGTGTAGCTCATTAGCTACCTGAGTAAGTTCTTCATAACTCAGTTTCTTTTGCTGTGGTTGTTCCGCTTGTTTAGGAACAAATTTTTTACTATCTCCCATGCTTTGTTTGTTTTTTAGTTAAGTAAGAATGGCCATATCTAGCTTGATATAATTTATCCCATTCCTGTATATTAGCTCTCTCTATATCTGCAGAACAACAACTATCACAAAAGTAAAGGTCTTCTTCAGTAGATCTTATCCTTAAAGATAGACAATCTGCACAATAATACACGTCAATTGAGTTTATCTCTTCTTGAGAATATTCTTTCTTATCCGGAAGATGACTCTCTTCATTTGCGATCTTTGTCATACTGTATTAGTTTTAATTAATTGGTATTCCTAAATATTCCATCCTACATTCCAATATTGTTAAGTAGGATTCCATGTAAGAACATTGTTTTCTTAAAAACTCTTGTTCTGTAAGATCTATTGCATCAAATACTTCTCTTGTATCCATAAAGATTTTGAGTTTTTCAAGTTTGTTTTTAAGTTCAAAATGTTCAGTTTTTAACCTATCTTTAAAAGTCTCTTCAGTCTTGAATTGTTTTAAATGATCTTTCCTACTAATAAAGATAGCATTATGGTCCATTACTAGTTCTTTTGCATCTAATTCAATGTGTCTAAAAGGAAACCATTTGGTGTCTCCATTTTCGAATGTGACTTTATATCCAAATGCTTTGCTAGGATCACTAGAAAAATAATTTGCATCTTTTGCATCTTCTATTCCAGTAGTTTCAACTTTTTTAACCTTTAATGCGATATACTCTTGCATAATAATTAGTTTTTAATTGGTAGCGGGGAGAGGATTTGAACCCCTGAACTTGGGATTATGAGTCCCATATGTTACCACTACACCACCCCGCTGTTTTAAATTCAATACAAAGATATGCTAAAAATAATTACTATCCAAATTTTTAGTAATAATTTTTAGTTTTTTATTAAGTATATAGGTTAAATGAATAGAAATACAGATGTATAACCTATGGTATCATAAGTTATACTTATTTAAATATCAATACTTTAGAATGATTTATACTTACTATAGAATTATTAGTTAAGTATAAGAGATAATTAATTATATAAAAGTACCCTAGAGGCTCTCACTCTTCTCACCATTTTAATGTGTGGTTTCACTTTAGAAAAGGACTTCACGTCTCTATTAGTATTCCCTATTAAATAGGGCCCCTTCACTAGTATTCCCCTTTGCGATGATACGCTCTAGCCTAGAGGGTTTATTCTCCTTTTCCTAAAGATGATCTTTAATTGGGTAATTATCAACCACCTATCATAATTCCAAGCCTTTTACCTTACTAGAGTAGTACCTGGATGAATGACGGTGGCAAATATAGGTATAAAAAATTTATAAACCAAATGATGTTTTTTCTAAAAAAATTTTTTATAAAAAAAATTTGAAAAAGTTTTTGTTGTCATAAGCGTTGGATACCTAACCAACCACCCCCCACTTAATTGTGGCGAGGGGGAGGTCCCCCCTTGTTATTATTAACTCTTAACAATTACAGATCATGGCAACAACAGCTACTTTCAAACCTAATTCTACCGTTACAGTAGACGCTCTCAAAATTCAGGAAGGATTCAGTGCTTCTGAAAAAGCACTTGACATCATTCAGAACCCTAAGACTGGTAAGGTATTCTTCCAGGTTGGCTCAGTTAGAGGAGCTGTCACTTCAAAACTGACACCTCAGCAACTTGCAGCAACATATGCAGAAAATCCTCGCCTTGTTTGTGTGAGCGTGCTCTCAACAGCAGACGGTGACATTCCGGTTCTCCACAAACGTGGTGAAAACAATGTTATGGTTACATTCTAACCATACAGACCAAAGGGGCTTCGGCCCCTTTTTTTAACCTATTGTTTATTTAAGAATTACCATTCAAGAATTACAATAGATTATATAAGTATTCCCTATCTATTTATTTAAGTAGATAGAGAGTATTATCTTAGTAGAACAGTTGTGATAAACTCTTCTATTTAACACCTATTTAATAATATTATATTGAAGGTACAATTTTGTTAAATTTCATTAGGTGTTATTCAATGATTAGAATTCATTGTTATTAAGTCGTCCATATGTATTAATTAACTATAGTATTTCGAACATATTAATAGCATGGTTAATATATATGGATTGACTTAATTTATTGTTGATCAATTAATTACTTAAAGAGTTAATGATTGAAAGAGTTAGATAATAACAAACCTCACCCTTTCACCTATTTTACAGATGACCCCAATTTTACAAGTTAACTATTATTTATAACAATATAATCCCATTAGGTATTATGATAACATTAACAAAAGAACTTCAACTAATTATTATTAGGGAAGCTATTCGTTTACTAAAAGAGAAAATTGCTGATAAAGAAGGTGCTTATAGTCTATGTAATATATTAGATGAAGTCTTTTTTACAATAAGGTTCTCTCGTACTTATTCAGAGTGGAAAGAAGAGATGAATTCTTTTGCAGAATACCTTCTGGATAACTCTATTGTTCCCTGGGGAGCCGAAATAAACAAAGCTGGTAGACATTCCATTGAATTATTTAATTATGAGAATGCTAATAAATTCATTAAAGATGCTAACCTTCCTGTATATCTGTTCTCAAATAAACTAGGATATTGGTTTTGGGCAGATGATTATAAATCCAGAATATTATTCTTAGAGTATATACAGTCTAAACTTAGAGAGCAATTATAACATGAAAACACTTCCAAAAGAAATTCAGCTTCTTATAATTAAAGAAGCAATTAGACTCTTGAATGAGGCTATTCTTGATAAAGATGATCACTTTAGTCTATGTAGAATATTTGATGATGCTTTTAATAATGTTAGATACGATAATGGAGGTATTGTCTATAATGCATTGACTGATTTTAGAAATGATTTAGTAGGAACTACATTAAATGAAATACAAGCGATAAAACATTCAGGTAGATATTCAGTTCCATTATTAAATTATGAAGAAGCATTAAATTTCTTAATAGACAATAATCTTCCTAAACATGATAATGCTTCTAGAGCAGGTTTTTGGTTTAAGAAAGATGATTATATGATAAGAATGCAATTCCTACAACATATTAAATATAAACTTATTATTCAATAATACTATGAAAGCATTACCATTACAATTACAATTAGCTCTTATTGATAAGACTATTCAACTCATGAAGAGTGATTTTATTCCATATAGTATATGTGCTGTATTATATGATGCATACATAGAATTTAAGACAGAAGCAGATTCAAAAGATCAGAAACTAATCAATAAGTTTGAAAGAGATTATAAAAGATCACTAATTCCTTGGGGTACCACAGCTATTGAAAGAAGAGCTCTTCCTTTATTTACATTTGGACATGCTATGCAGTTTCTAAAAGACTCTAATTTAAGCAAATATGATGGAGCTAATGAACATCTGTTTTGGTTTAAATGTGATGACCTAAATATAAGAATTAAGTTTCTTAATTATCTGAGATCTAAGATTATTAACCAAATAAAAGAAGAAAATGGAAACATTACCATTGAAGATTCAATTAATGATAATTGATGAAGCAATAAAAATACTACCATCTGATTTAGGTCTTTGTAGTGCCATAGATACTGCATTTAATAAACTAATGTTTCATTCAGAATTAAGTATTGGAATGTGTCTTAATAATTTTCGTCATAGCCTTATTAAAGATGGGGTTAGTGAAATTTATGCAAGAAATCATGCTGGAAAAAAGTCAATACCTCTTTTTAATTTTGAAGAGGCTACAACATTTAGAATTAGCAGAAATCACATCTACAAAAATTCTAGTTTAGGATGGTTCTGGTTTAGACCAGGAGAGCTTCAAATAAGATTAGATTTCTTGGAATACTTAAAAGAAAAAATCAAACAACAAATGGGATAGTTCTATAAGATCTAATCCCTATGGACATAGTTCAACAAGTAGAACGCAACCATGAGTGTATGTGTTGAAATATAGGTTCGAATCCTAATTGTCCAGCTATAATTTAAAATATTATAATGTCTCTCTTATAATAGTATTAAAACCTTGACAAGGTTTAACTTAATGTTGATTATGAGACTTGATAAAGCGGTTATGACTTAGAAGCCAATTGTGATAATAATCCACAGAAAAGATAAGTCTATAATGTTTTAAATAAAAGTATAAAGTGTTACTAGCCATAGATAGGTATCAAGTAACATAGAGAACGATTAATATCGTGCCTACTAACACTTTATACTGCTCCCTTAATATCCTCATACCTTAATCGGGTACCTCCTTTTTTACTCTACTCATTGTCTTAAGGCTGATTAGTATGAGGATATTATTTATTGAAATTACCAACAATCTTATATTTATTATTATGAAAAACTTTATTTTATTAAGCATCATTGCTATTATTTCATTTAGTTGTAACCCTCCTAAGAGGGAAGTAGAAAAACCTATTGATCATACAACTCAATTTGCTGTATCTTCTGTCTATATGATGATGGAAGGTGGAGAAATGGAGGAGTATTCAGATCAGCCGTTCTTGACCGTCACTCTTGACACATTGAATAAGTCATTCTCATTTGATGGAGGAGAAGGAGGAATTAAGTACATTACATACACAGGATTTAAAGAAGTTGATACTAAAAACTCTGATAAATTCTATAAAACTGATGGTACTGATCACCTGAATAATAATCTCACTCTTTCTATGCTATTTCAACAATACAAACCTTATATCTCATTAAGGATACAGATCGAAGAATTGATCTTTATATATGTATTATATCCTATGCAAGAAATGAATGACGATGGGTACACAAAATTGGCCGGATTATTATAAATTTAGAGTAAATAGTCTATACTACGAAGCTTATTTTGCTGAGAAGTATGGACTATTTATTGATATGATTTGTAAAAGACTAGATGAAGGAGATATTACCACAATTATTGAAGAAGGATGTGGTATAGGAAGTATAACAAAGCAATTATTTCCTAAATTTCCTAATATTAAGTACAAACTAAGAGATAAGGATGTTGGCATGCTTGTATTAGCAGAGAAAAATCTATCTTGTTATATTGATAGAGATCTTTATCCTAAAAATGGGGCATTATTAGCAGGATCAGATAATATATCATTTACTGTTTATGATATTTTCAATAGTAATGGCATACCAGTAACACCTAATGCTCTTACCATTACCCATGGAGTTTTAGAACATTTTGGTGATTATTCTATTGAATTAGCTATATTTAATATGAACCGCTATTCAAGAACACAACTTCATTATGTCCCATTAAATGGTTATAATACTCCTTCTTTTGGTGATGAAAGATTACTACCAGCAAGTCACTGGATAGATCTCCTTGGTTTACATAAACCTAATTATATAATAAAAGATAATAAAGATTTATTCTTTCAAATTGGTTAAAATTATGGCTAAATTTAACTTTTCAAATTACAAAGATTGTGTTAAACAACTTAAAAAACAAGGTATTACACATCTTGGTTGGATAGAAGATGGTATTAAATTACCTACAGGAGTAAGATTCACTGAAGTCTTCTCAAATAAAAATAATTCTGAATGTATATTTCTGTCAGAAGAGCAAAAGCTTTGCTATTCTGCAGACCTTTCAGAATAATAATTTTTTCCGAATCCTTTTTAAATGTTTATACATTTTTGCATAGCACATTTAGTAGGACTCAAGTAGCTATTGCAGTGAAAACTAGTCTCGAAGCTTGGAAAATACACGTGTCTGAAATTTAAAGAGATACTTCGGAAAATCCTTTAAGTAATGCATTAGAGATAACAATTAGATTTTTAATTGAAATTTAGGGGAAATTGTTTGTCAAAGGGTTAGACATTCTAATGCATTACTTATTCATTTACCTATTCCTATTATATATTGAGTTTTTTGTTAATTCACTACAGTATATAATAACAAGAATAGGCTAAAACAGGTATCCTATATTAATAGTATAGGATACCTTTAATTTTAAAATAATATGATACTAAACACATATACAATTGATGAAATTAAAAGGGCTGAAGGATTAAATCCTGATGAACCTTGCTTTAATATCCATAAATCTAAAACTGATAATGGACATTTTTGGACTTGCGGTAATTCAAAAGGTCCAGTGACTCAACAAGTAGATATACAGGAGGTAATAGATGCTATTCCTAATGTAGCTATTTCTGAAATAGTAGATGAGATTACCGGTGATGTAGTTTTAGTATTACATATTATTTCATCTAGATCTGAAGAAAACACTATTGTTAAATTTTAATATTTAAAGCAATGAAAAATTTCTTGCTGTCTAAAACTTTTTTATGGATAAGTGTACTTATCTATGTAATTTTTGTACATAATGTTGCCTCTGCTTGGGCTAAATTAAGTGGAGAGTTTTCTTACCTGCAATTATTGTTTGCCTATCTGTTCTATGGAGCAGTATTTATGGTCTTATTAGCAGTAAGACATCATTACAGAATTAAAAATAACTTTAATAACATTTCAAAAAATGGAAAACGAAATTAAACAACTCTCTGCTGAAGAAGAAGCCCAGAAAGCTAAAATTGAAGAATTACAGAATATTCTCATAGAGCTTCTTATCAAACCAATCCAAGAAATGCGTGATGATATACATGCTCGTATTCAGGATGTGGATAATAAATTTGGAGTTTTGGTCACTATCATTTCTGAAAACACAATGTCTTCAGCTATGATTGGTAATGGTCATATCCTAGCTAATGGAATGATGCACATTCTTTGTGATCCAAACAATTCTGCTATGGGTGCTGAAGTGTTCCTAGCACTTTCAGATCAAGAGCATGTTACTGAAAAGGCTCTAATGTTGGCTCGTATGAAAGCTATTGCTACTATGCTTGGAAGAGATGTCTTTGAAGATATGGATATAGCACAGAGTGGATCTAAAGAAGCTATGGAAAAACTCACAAAAGACATTGCAGATGCTCCTATTCTAGGTCAAGAAGAATCTTTGGAACCAGAAGGGTCAGCTTTGAAATCAAAGGCCAATCAATCAGCAGTAGCTATGATGATAGGAGCATTACTTGGAAAT